GTCCCACATAGTCATTGGTACTTTAAGAGCCATATGTATCTTCTTTAATAAATCATCTGTGTACTTACCATATTCAAATGCTCTTTGAGTTCCTTGAAGTTCTCTAACTTCTATATCATTACCGTGAATTATATCTTCTCCCGGTTCTAATCCGTTGAAGGCTGATACAATTTCATTAATTTTGTCAGGACCATAAGGCATATCGGGAAGTCCAGCGCTAATATCAAACCTACTACTAGCGTATTTGTTGAGAGCAGTGCCAATATCCCGTTCTGCATAATCCTTAAGGTCAACCAAGTACAAAATTGGATGGATGTCACTAAGACCGTAAGCATAATCATCAAATGGATTGTTTTTGAACTCAATAATTTCATTTTCTTCAAACCTCACAGATTCCTCATCCCCACCTAAGTCTTGGTAATAATATTTTATCTGTCCATTCTCATCTCTTTGAACATACATGTTCTGAGAAGAGCGTAAAACTAGGTTATCTCCTGTATATTCTAAATAAGAAGTACCAAATATTCTACCATTTCTTATCCAACTATATAATACAGTTTCTATGTTTATATCGTCAAATAACTGGGTGATAGCCATTCTTTCGTCGTCATTATCGGTCACTATGTCGTATCCATCCTTAGATGCATAAAGACATGGCAAATCTATAAGGGTTCTCACAATAGGGTCAGACAAATAAACGTTCATGTAGGTACGATAATCGCCTACCTGCGGTTCCTTGCTTCCACTACTCCTCCCAAAGGAGCTTGAATTGTCTTGCAACTGAATCCTTCGAATAACTCCAGAGCCGTAGCTTCTAGGGTCATCCTTTGAGAAGGGTGGGTCTTGCCCAACAGTTGCGAAACTCCGCCTTTTAAAAGGCCAATAATCACTCAGAGCCATGGCTATCTTATAACTCTAGTTGCCCCTAGTATATAAAGCTTTCGCTAGATTCCACCGGGTGAATGCTTTCTAAGGGGTCTTCTTGACCTACTTTTAGTAAATAAAGGCGTTGAAGAGTAGGATTTAAAGGTTTCGGTTGTTGTACGTGTAGGAGTATTTAAACTAACTGATGAAAATGATGATTCTGGTGGTAACATACCTAATGCTGCATGTAATGCAATCACTGTGCTATCACAATAATCGTCGTGTTTTCCTTCAGGTGCTGCAATTTTCTCTGTTTTTTGTGCAGCGTCCATAACATATTCCAAATCTATATGTTCTCTAAGCCATTTGTTGACTAACTTTGCTTCGTTCGGAGGTAATCCTTTAGGGTCAGGAACTTTAACCATTCCTTTTTGTATATAGGACACCATATCTCTATATACTTGTGTTTTAGTTCCTTTTGGTCCTCCTGTAAATATAAACGGTGTAAAATGTATTTGTGGTTTGTGTTGTATGCACGCCAGTCTCATCTCTTGTTCAATCGCTCCGCCAATACCTGTAGCGTCGATAATAAGCCTACTAGCACCAAAATCCCTACAATTAGCGAGTATACGACTTCGCTGATAAGGAATATCGTGTCCTCCAGATTTAGGTCCAATCTCTTCCAAGGAAATAAGTCTAGCAATGTTTCCCTCGTTTCCTTTTTCAGTAGCCCAAATACTAATAACAGTTGAATTAACGGACTTACCAATATCCACGCCCACAACACAGTTATTAACTTTTGTTCCGCGCTCGACAAAGGAATAGGCTTCTCTACAGGCTTTAACAGCTTCGGGATTGAAGATTTGCGAAACCGACTCGATGAACTCGCACTCATATTCTGTCCTCCAATAAATTGAATCTTCTCCCCATTCAGTCATTTTAGTTAACATATCACTTTCTGTATATGGGGCAGAATAAGCTCTGCCTGCTTGAACAGCGTCTCTCCATGTAAAATGCATTCTATCAAAACTATCTCCATATCCATCATCGTAGAGATAGCGATACATATGGTTCTCTTTACTCTTAGGCGTACCTAAATTAATGAAAGGTGCCTTATTAGATACAATACATGGCTCTACATTATCTATAAAAAGCTTATCATCTATAAGTGGACTCTCATCTACTACTAAGAAAGTAGGATGTTGTCCTCTAATAGCTTGACCTTGATTTGAAGCTGCGATAGGAGCTCTACGAAGCACCGTCCCACCCTTCATTGTGATATTAGGCTTATTGTGATGCCTAAAATGGTCTATTAAGCCCATTAAAAAATCATTATCCGCAAAATGTCTATAACAGTAATTAAAGATAAGTGAAGCTTGGTCCTCAGATGGAGCCAAAACAAATATTAAATCTCTAAATCTTTTAAAGAACATATATATAACTACAGCTACAGAAAGAGCGTAGGATTTGCCTGAACCACGTGGAGCCAATATAGCTACCTTACGATGTTTTGCGGGGTCACCGGACGGGTGTGTCAAACATTTTAATACTATTTGTTCTTGTAATGGTCGTAGCTTTAGAGGTCTTCGATGTTGGTCAATTAGATAAGATTCACAAAATGCTCTAATCAATAATAACATTTTCTTATCGTCTTTTCTACATGCTTCAAAAACTTGTTCTAATGCTCTAGAATCGTGTGCTAACTTCCCACTAATAGCTGCGTTCAGTTTCTTCTGTTCGTTCTTCACCGGGGTCGTCATCTAGGTCTCCTAGGAATGCCATAAAATTCTCTGTATTCTTTTCAGTCACTGTAGGCACTTCAATATTTAATGCTTTAAATTCAGTATGTATATCACGCACTATCGAGTTTCTTTGTCGCAAGAGCTCTGTTCGTAAGTCAACATCCCGAATATGTAAAGAAATTTCTTCCCAAAGCACGTCTTCAAGCGCAAGATTGCGCGCCAGAAGGCGGACAAGCTCTTTATGCCTAGCATATTCAGCTTCTCCTACCCTCTCGCGAAGTCGCGTTTCGTATCCCTCGACGTCCATTACTTTTGTTCGGCAAGGGCTGCTTTAACTTTAGATTTTACTAAGCCAGCAAGTTCATCGTCTTTTTCATCCCATGCTGTAATTAATACATTACGGACTAAAGAGTCTTTAACATGCTTTTGTGCTTGTTCATCTAAAGCATCAAATGCTTTCATCTGGGCTTTTGTTAGATTCTTATCTAATATTCCCATTAATTCAGCTTCGTTATTCTTCAAATACTTGAAAACTAACATTTTAACTGCTGGCACTGTGTAAGCAATGTATGCTCCCATAGCCAATACAATAGCAGCTAAAGCCATCAATAATGGTTCATCCATAAGCTGGTCTAACAAACCGCTTTCTTCTACAGTGTCCAAGATAGCAGTAAGATTTCCATCATCACTGGTCTCATTGGCAGCTGTTTCGTTAGTTGTTTCGTTTGTCATAGGTTTTCACCTGTTTACTAATAGGGGAGGCCCCTATTTAAAGCTTTCGTTGTGTGGCCCCTAAGACACATATTGTAAGTATCCTGTGGTTTAGTGGTCCGTAAGGAGCCACATATTATAATAGGAGGCGCATGTATATAAAGCTTATGCTTATGCGTCAACTATAAGTATATAAGCCCATTGATTTCCAACTTGGAATACTTCTAACAAGCGTATTGTTTTGCCAGTATCTATAGCGTCTAATTTAGTTTCTATAGCTGCTGCGCAAAGTGCTAAACTTGCGTACATTCCTGTGTGGTCATCTACGTCGTAATTTGCCATTTATATTTCTCCTATTTTTTCTTTGGTAATGTTATACCTGTTTCTATCATGTGTGCCTGCGCTTGTGCTTTACTTTCTATATCTTGTGCTTGCTTCTGAGCTTGATTATTATAATCAATTACAGACTGTGCTTTAATCTTATAGAATGCTGTTTTCTCTGCTTGTTCTTGTTTCCAAACGTCAAGGGCGTCTTTTATAATTAGAAGGGCTGGCCCACCTAATATAGCTATTAAAGTTGTATATGCTTCAATATTCTCAAGAACGGCTGCATTATTAAGTCCCGTATGTATAACGAACCCTGCAAACCCAACCCAGAGTAGCACTAAAGGTACGGCTATCAAAAACATGAAGATGTCATTAAATGTGACAGCTTCTTTTGCTACATCTTTTTCGTTGCTCATATATTCAGTCCTCCTTTTCGGTTTTATTTCGATTTTGTTTCTTTTGGGTAATCTTATCCGTGGTAATCGTAATGTAGGTATTTTTATTAATCGACGTAAAAAAGAATACATTACCATAAATGCTAACATCACTGCGAAAGATGCCATGATGATTGCTAGTATTAGTAATATGTTGTTCAGTAACTCCGTATCTACCATTTATCATTCTTCCTCCATGAATCCGTTTTGTTTCACTTCTTCCATTTTTAAATCATTAATCATTTGTTTCAAATCATCCATATCGGATATAATTTTTTCTAACATATTTGTAAGTGAAAGCATTTGCTTTGCTTTCATTCCTCCTCCTTACAGCATGAGCAATCGCATTTTTCACAACACTCACAATCTATACAACACATTATACTTCAATCCTCCATCCTATTTCTTCTATGTCTCCGTCACCCCAATTAGTGGAATAACCTACATATTCTTCTACAAAGTTTCCTTCACTATCTTCATATCCGTAATAGTCACCATCTCCATTATAATCTGCATAATAAGACGTATAATAGAACCAGTAACCTTCATAAATGTCATTAAAATCTTCTTCTAACCCAACACCATATAATTCTTCATAATCAAACCAATGTTCATCTTCAGACCATCCTGAAATATTAAAGAACACTTGAGTATATACATAATTGTCGTAAGATAAGGATTTATTACCATTCTCATCTTCTTCAACCATAACATGTACTAAATCATAATATACCATTATAGGTAAAGGGTCTTCCATATCATCACAATTGGTATCAAAGTCCATATAGAAGTCTATAACATTAACTGATGGTCTAGATACATTTCCATGAGATAATCCATCCCAAGCATACATATCTGTGTGATTACAGTGGTTTTCCTCATTCTCATAGTCGCAAGAACCATCGTCTTCTTCTGCTTTATCATTATAGTTGTTAGCGTCTATATCCATACAACCATACACAGTTTCGTTAGTATTTGTGTTGTTATCGGTGTTATTTCCGCCCTGATTAAGGATATTACACCTTCCATTGTCATGAGTAGCTTGAGGGTCATAATTAACCGCTTCAGGGTCAGTACAACCATAAACTATCACTACAAAATTACAACTTCCGTCGTCAAAAGTAGCTTTTGGGTTATAATTAGTTGCATTTTCCTCTAAACAGCCCCCGATGGGGCCAATATCTTCTTCACCATTCAAAAAATCGTGTATGATGGACATATTAGCCCCCCCACTCAAGAGCGCGAGCAACACAACGGTTAAAATTGTACCTATTTTCTTACCGACTTGAGTTTCTCCTATCTTATCAGCTGCTTTGCCAATAGTTTCGAAGAGCTTCTCCTCTTCATCATCAGGTCTTTTGGAGCCTCCTATGCCTAGGATTTCACGTTCTTCTTCAGAAATCACGTTAATGGCTCCATAATCGTCGCGCGCCATTAATTATATTTTAGAACACGGTAGTATATAAAGCTTTCTCTCTATTAGTCATCCCAAACGGTATTTTTCTCCCCTTCACCCTGTTCTTCCATAGAAGATAGTCCTAATTGGACGTCATCATCACTAAAAACTGCGTTTTCTGCCTTAGCATACTTCTTTTTCTTACTTCCAAACTTAGGTTTCCATTTTGGTATCTCCGCATCACACGTTCCACCATTAGATGTGTGAAAAGAACACCATTTACAGAGATTTTGAGGTTTTTGCTCGTAATTTTCCTCAATTTCCATCTTTTCCTTTAAACAATCGTGTACAAACATGATAATTTCCTTAGCTTCGTCTAAAACACCTTGGTTTACCTTAACATAGAAGGTATCGTCGAAACGTAAATAGTTAACACCAACAAAATTAGGCATGTCACCCATCTCTAATGTGTACAAAAATGCGTAAATGATTAGCTGTCTGTAGTAATCTTCAGGTAAGTAAGGTCCATAACGCTTAGATGTTTTATAATCCAATAGGGTTGTACCGCCGTCAAAGTCATTACAGACAGCATCCACTATCCCAATTACAGCATAATCGTTGGATTTTACCCATTTTTCAGCATATTTTGGGGCTACAGAGTTCCAAGCTTGGTATTTTGACTTATAAATTTTCCATTCTACCATTTCATTAAGCTTTTTATCGACAGAAGCAACAAAATTCTGTAATAATGCCTCTGTTTCGACCTTCATAGCGTCCATTTCTTCGTCAGAATGCAATTCTCGCAGCCAAAACTTAGAATCTATGTCTTTTTCCCACCTAGTTTCGAATTGTTCTTGCATCCAAGCCGATGGAGAGCCGTCTTCCCACTGTTTAAACGACTTAAACTGTTTTTTAAACAAATCTTCGAGCACAGCGTGTACCAAAGTACCTCTAAATAGGTGAATTGTCTTCTTTTCTGGTATTTTTGCTATGTATTTGTAGTAAAATTCGCGAGGACACTTCATGTAAGTGTTAATTTTGGACGGAGACAACCGCATAAAACTAGGTTCCCACTTCTTTTCGCTCATTTTTCCTCCGATTCTATCCAAGCGTGGTACTTTCTACC